CTCCTGCGTTGCATAATCTTTTATTGGCTTTTGCATCAACTGCTCAATTTTTTCGTCACTTATGCCTTTTGATCTTAAGTATTCAATTGCAGAAGCATCTTGTTTTGATATAGAATCCTTCATCTTGGCATTGATTTTTTCTTTGTGCTTTTGTTCAAGGGTTGAAGGTTTTTGTTCAGCAAGAACCTTTTTAATTTTATCAAACAATGTATCAGATGGCTTAATGCCGTATTTTCTCATTTGAATATTTTCTTTTCTGGACACAATTTTTTGTGTGTTTGCGCCTTTCCCCTGTTCAAAATCAGGAGAGCCATATCGATCTTCATATTTTTCTACTTGTTCTTTCATTATTCAAAAGATTCTACAAATTGTACAACACGATCAAATGATTCTTTGCTTTCTAATAGCATGTCAGTCATTCGAACTTTGTTTGTTTCATTAAGTGAATTAAAAACAGTTTCAATTTTATCTGCTAATTCTCTATCAATTACAACTTCATCACCTGTTGTAAGAACAACAGATAATCCTTGTTCAGTTTCTTCAGCCACCATTTTGGCTGATATTGGTTGAATTCCTGGACCAGCAAGACCTGCAGTATTTACAGCAGTAAATCCTCTACCTTGAGCATCATATGGAACTGTAAATGTAAGTCCATATTTGTTATCAGTATACAATACAACTCTTTGGCTTCCAGGAAACAAACGAACTGCTTGACGCTTTAATAAGAGCATTGCAGGAGGATTAAATTCTTCTTTGAGATATTGTGTCTCTTCTTTCATTGCATCTCTCACTATGCGACGTAGTTGACCATCTGATGCATTTAATACAGCAGAAATTGGGACAGCTGAGTTAACTGTTGTAATTGCATCACGTTTTTGTTTTGATAGTTTTCTTAAAATCTCGTATTGAGGAGATTTTGGGTTCTTTTGACCTGTCTTAACAAAATCGAGCACAGCCTGCGCGCCAACTGTTGGATTTAATGGCAACTTCATCATACTGCGAATGTATGAAAGTCTTTTGCTGACTTTTTGTTTTACATCAGCAGTTTGTTTCTTTTCTTCTCTGGATGCTTCCGTTAAAGAATCAAGATTATCTTCTGTATTATTCTGTTGCATCTGCCATTTCTGTTGATACTTCTGATCCCACTTGAGGAGGAGCAATTAAATTTGAGGCAATCTCAACCTTCTTCACTTCTAATGCATTTGCGAGTTTTGATGATATGGCACCATTAAATGCATCACCAATGGCGTTATCATCTCTCGAAAGAATTGCATCTACTAACGATTCACTGTTCATATTTACTCCAATATTTAGATTATTTATTGCTGTTGCTGTTGTGCTTGCTGTTGCGCAAGAGCCTGTTGTTCAAGTGCAGCCTGCTCTTCAGGAGTTGCTGCGACTTGTTGTTGTGGTGCATATTGAGCCTGAATTTGCATAATCTGTTGATTCATTGCAGCCTCTTCCTGTGCTCGAGCAATTGCCTCTTGCTGCTCTTCCATTCTCTCAGTTTCAATTTCCATCTTCATTCGATACACCGAATCTTCATCCATATGAAGAACGTTCTTTTGAATCCATGCTTTTGAGAAATATCTACCAACAAATTGTTCTGCTTGAGCCATTAATTGAATACGAGAGTTAGTAAGATCCGCTTCTCTCAATTCTGAGAAATTATTATCTTTGAGGAAGTCATAATGAATTTTTTCACGAAGTTCTTTCCATTCATCAATGGAAGCAATACCTTTCAGAGCCAATTGACGTTCCATGAGTTCATCAAATAGAATTGTGAACTTAGAGCGAAGTTTTTCAATAAATTTATTGAACTTAACTTCATCTCTTGTAATTTCTTGAGTTCGACCAAGCATAAATCCTTGTGCTGGTTCTAATCGTGTGATCGGAATATTCAGTGACTTATAAAGTTTCTGTTCAAAATACTTAACGTCTGTCATTTCACCAAGATTTTGTCCTGGTGGCAGAGTTGTAATTTCTGTTGAACGACCCTCGCCACGTCTTGGAATCCAAAAGTCTTCCATGATAGACATAAACTTACGATCATCTTTGACTTCACCAGTGGTGCTATCATATACAACTTTATTTCGAAACTTTGTCATAAAGTCACGAAGATATTGTTCTGCTTTGATTCGTGGCATATTACCAACGTCAATGTAGAATACACGACGTTCTGGTGCACGTGAGAGGCGATAGATAACAACAGCGTCCTCAACCATTCGGAGCTGGTTGAGGGGCTTTATCGCTTTGTGAAGGTACGATAGAACCATTTGACGTTTTGGGTCGAGCAATCCAGAGTTTACATTTACAATTGCATCAGTTGCAATTTTAACTGAGCCCTCACCAACTGTGGATACGCTTTGCTGACCTTGAGTTGATGTTTTATCATTAAATACATAAAATTCTTGAATGCCCGAAACAACCTCAGCACCTGTTCGTGGATCTTTCTTTTTATTGATTGTGCGAACTTTTTTGATCTTTCTTGGATCAATATAAACAAGTTCTTGAATGCCAAGTTGTGGTTGGGCACGGTCAACTAGCACTTGAAAGAATAATCTTCCATCAATATACCAATCTCGGAAAAGACCAGAACCATCGTTTGAGAAGTTTAGAAGTTTGAGAACGTGCTTGAACTCTTCACGAATTGCTTGTTTAATTTCTTCTGGTTGATCTAGATCATCAACAATAATTGATACTGACTTTCCAGAAACATCATGAACAATTGATTCATTTACAATTTCATCAACAGCAGATTCAAGTTCTGGTTGAAGAGCCATCTCACGATAGCGAGAAATAAGATCAACTTCATTTTTAAAACTTGCTTCAAGATCTAGGTATGTGCCAAAATATCCACCTGTGCCAAGATCAACTGCACCATCGTCGCCGACTGGTGCTGTAATTTGTGGTTGAATATCTGTTTCTGGCTTTTTTCTTAAGATCTCAAAGCCAAATAAATTTATACCTGCCATAGTTTACTCCATTATAACAAAGTCAATTAAAACATAAATTATCTAATCTTCGATTGTGTTTGAGTTCTTGAAGGCGAAGCAGGTCTTACAGGTTTTGGATTTACATTTCTACCAGAAGATCTTGGGCTTACTCTTGAAAGCCCAAGTGGTTTAAATTGCGTAGAACTTCGACGTGATGATCTGCTTCCACCAAATTGATTTCTCAAATTTCTGACGGCATCAATAGCACTTTTAACAGTGCGCACTGTTCTTGTAATATTATTAACCTTTTTAATGAAGTCGCTCAGAGTGCTCATTGGTTGTTCTATTAAAGAGTTTCGACTTCAGGTGATGTCCAATATTGATATTGGAATGTCACTGTATATTCTTCAATTGCATCATTGGCATCCCAGCTGACATCAATTGGAGAAATATCAATCGGAAACATATCAATGAACGTATAAGATTTAATGATATTTCCTTGCTTTCCATACTGATAAACTTCTGCATCAAATGCATACTGAGTATAGAAGGCTTCGGAAAGATTACTTTCGTGACCATTAATTCTTGCCATCCACTCTTCAAGCTGATTTCGAATTACAAAATCTTCATCATTAATGACTGAGATTGACCAGTCTGGGAATGTTCGATTACCAGCCATCTTGATAGTTCTGCCGAAGTATGGAACCTCAATTACACCAAGTGATGATCCTGGTAATTGTGTTGTTTTTGCAGTGAATGTTAGTTTTTGATCAAACACTGGAATGTTAACTTCGAACAGATTTGGACGTGCGCCATCGAATGGAAAACTACCCTTAAAGTCTGTAATATTGAAAGGCATTTCTTTCTCCTAACTCTTAATTATTTATTAGAATCTACCAACGACTTCATCAAATGACACACCAGTTCTAACTGCAATAAAGTTTAGCTGAATGAAATTAATGCTTCGATTTGGTTTGACATAAATGTCACCAATAAACTCGTTGCGATCAATTACTTCTGGCGTATTGTTTGTTGCATTACATACAACCTTGAAGTCTGTGATTCCACGACGACCTTTCACTGTTCTTAAAAATGGCTCAACAATCGATACGAATTGCGATCTTGTAAATTCATCATTGAATTCAAAGAGCTGTGCTTTTGCAGCACGTGCAATCGCTTTTTCAAGAGTAATAAACAAACGACGAACGTTGATACGATCGAATGCGCTTGGCTTCGATAGCATTGTCTTATCGCCGAATAGAATAGTACCTTCACCAGCAAATGACACGACAGGATTTACTCCATTCTTATAAAGAGTATCTCGTTCTGCCTTTGTTGGATAGTATGCAAGTTTAATTACATTCTTAATTTGTCCACGTGTCGCACCAGCTGGTGAGAACCATGCATCTCTTTCGAGGTCAGTGCGTACGCAAAGACCAGCAACGTCACCATTGAGTGGAATCCAACGATACATGTCATTATACTTGTCATATTGATACTTCCAGCCTGAGTCCATCACTGCATAAGAGGATGAAACATTTGCAAGAGCATTCATACGATAGTTGACAACATCATCGTTTGGAGTTGAAGATGTGACATTTGCAAGAGCTGGCGAAACAAACGTGACGCAGTCCTTACGAACTTCAGCAACACTATTGATTGCATACAGAGCAGTTGCAGGAGCAGCATCACCAGTCATAATCAAAGAAACATCAATTTGATCTGCATCAATAAACTTGCTATATGCTGTTTGAACGTTTGCTGCACTAATGACACCATCAGCACCGCCACTGAGCGATACTGTGTGAGCAGCAGCAACGTTTGGTACTTGAGCAAATGTTTTACCAGCTGCTGTTGTTCCCCATGTAAGGTATGTATTTGCAATATCTGGATGATCCGTCCAGTAAATATATTTTGACTTTCTGTAAAGAACATCGCGATAGTAGTTTGAATTTCCTACGCTATCTTTTGCATCTGATGCTTTTGAGAGATATGGATAAACTTCAAGCACCGTTCCAGTTGTTCCTGTGAAGAGTCCATCTTCATCAACAACTACAATGTGCATTTCATCATTTGCGCCACCAGCATTTGAAACATATGTTGATGTTCCTGGTGCGCCATCGAAATAGTTTTTATATGCCCAAGCATTAAAGTGTGTTGTGTTTGTATTTGCCCACACACTTACCTTTAGAGAGTTACCACGTGCTCCTGGATAACGTGCTGCCCATGCACCAACGTTTGCAGTATTTGAACTATAGTAACTGTTAAAATATGTATCCTCATTTTTAATGAGGTATGTTGTGTTACCAGATGCTGTTGCTGATCGAGTATTATCACCATTTACTGCACGAACAACACGAATATCATTTCCGTATGTTAAGAAGTTTGCGCAAGTAAAGAATGAGACCGCAGTGTTGCCATCTGGTTTGCCAAAAAATTCTACAAGTCGGACTTCATTAACGACTTGTTTTGCTATTTCTGCTGGACCCCATTGAAAAACGCCAGCAAAAGCACCAGTAGTTGTTCCTGGGGAAGGAACGACGGTTGTTAAGTCAACTTCAGAAGTAACAACACCAGGAGATAATTGAAACGCCATTGTTATGCTCCTATAAATGGAGAATTAAGAAAATCTACGAAATTATTTAGTAAAAACGAGTTTTTAAGGTTTTTTATTAAAAAGTCCCCCATTTTTTGCTATTCATGTCGTTGACAACGCTCCAAACTGCTCCATCTTGAACAAATGAGTTGGAATCTTGTTCGGTCATTGTAATCGGAAGAGGAAGCATCTCATCTTCGATCTGCTTCATTTGTTCTTCATGTAGCCTTTGTTTGATGTTTGTATCGCTGATTTCCGAGAAGAAGTTCTGACTCGTGCACCAA